ACAAATAGGGCAAGAGACTGTTGCAAGGGTTGTAAATAAAACCTCTGGTAATATAACATTGCTAGAAGCAAATTACCAAGCGGTAAGAGTTACTGGAGCGCAAGGGCAAAGACCTAAAGTTGATTTAGCTCAAGCAGATAATGACTTAGATAGCGCAGCTACATTAGGTTTGGTAACTGAAACAATATTAATAAATCAAGAAGGATTTATAACTACAAGTGGGCAGGTCAGAGAAATAAATACAACTGGTTCTTTACAGGGAGAGACATGGCTAGATGGTGATATACTTTATCTTAGCGGAACTGTTGCTGGTAGAATAACTAACATAAAACCAATTGCTCCTATACATACTGTAATAATTGGATTTGTGGAGTATGCGCATGCAATACACGGAAAAATATTTGTTAAGGTAAACAACGGGTATGAACTAGAGGAGCTGCATAATGTATCAGCAGTTTCGCCAAATAATAATGAGGTATTAGTTTATGATACGTCAGCGCTATTATGGACGCCAAAGACCGTGCCTACTATATTAGGATATACACCAGCTGACGACGCTAACGTTGTGCATAAAACTGGTAACGAAAATATAACTGGTACTAAAACTTTTAATCAAGTAGGTTCTGGAATAAATATAAAATCTTACATTGTTTCTGGAGGTGTAGGTATGTATTTACAAAATGATTCTTCTGGTATAAATATCTCTTCAAATAACGAAAGCAATGGGTATGGTATACGCTCTGGAAATTATGGAAATTATTCTGAAGCTATTGGTATTTATTCTACTAACTATTCTATAGGAACTGGAAATTATTTTTATAATTTTGGAACAGGAAGGAATTTAGTTTTAGAAAACCACTTTGAGTCAACAGGTTTACCTTTTACAGTTTCAAAAAATGGATTTGATAAACTAACAATTAGTGATACTGGATATATAACAAGCGCAGATGGAGCTATATTCGCCTCTAGTATAAGCGCATCTAATTTAAGCGGCACTAATACGGGGGATCAGACATTAACTGGGCTAGGCGGTGTACCAACTTCAAGAACATTAACAATAAACGGTGTTACGCAAGATCTAAGTGCTAACAGAACATTTACTGTAGCTGGATCAATGTCAATAGGAGGACTTATAACAAGCGCAACTTCTGGATCTGTATTATTTGCTGGAATTGGAGGAGTGCTACAACAAGATAACTCACAATTCTTTTGGGATGATACAAATAATAGATTAGGATTAGGTACAACAATACCAGCAGAAAAGTTGGATGTTAGTGGGAATATTAAAATGTCAGGTGGAGGAGGAAGAACGTTAACAATAGAAGCTACTGGAGCTGGAGGTACTGAAATAAAATTACTACCAAATACAACAGCTGGATTTGCTAGAATAAACGTAGGTAACACAAACCAGCCATTAGATTTCCAAATGAACAGCGCTAATGTAATGAGAATTACACAGGCTGGATTTATTGGAATTGGAACAACTGCTCCAGTAAACAAACTACATATAAGTTCAGATGTTAATGGAATTACAGGAGCAAATGCGCAATTTGCAGTAGGAGGATCAGCAAACATAAATAAAAAAATAACTATAGGTTATGATACAACATCAGACTATGGTTTTATACAGCCTCTAATAGCTGGAACAAGTTATTCTAATTTAGTAATTAACCCATCAGGTGGTAACGTAGGAATAGGAACAACGACTCCTTTTGGTATACTCACAATGAAAAGTTTTTTTGCTAATACTTTCTATGAAGATACTTCTATAAACTTTGGTAGTGGATTAGCTTTATCAGGAGATGCTGGAAGTGATCAAAAGTCTTGGAAGGTAGGTGTTAAAAACGCATCTGGAGGAGTAGCCTTAACTTTTGATGCAACATTAACTGGAGTTCCTTATGGTAATAATCCAATTGGACCTTCTGCTGAGTTAATGAGAATAATGCCTTCTGGTAATGTAGGAATAGGAATTACTGGTCCAAGTTCCTCACTTCATATAAAACAAAATTCTTTTAATTTATTTAGATTAACAAGAAGTACCCTTTCAGATTATTCTTTTGAATTAGGAGGTAGTGGAGAATTTTATATTAAGAATAACTTAAATAGTATTTTTCCGATTTCTATTTTATCAAATGGCAACGTAGGAATTGGAAATACTACTCCAAGTTTCAAACAACATACCCTTGCGGCTGGTTCAACTGGGGATTTAGCTGGTTTTGGTTTAAGTGGTAATACAAATAATCCTTTATTGTTAATAAAAGCAGATGCTACTAATCAGGTAATAACTTTTAGAGGTGGTTCAAGTAGTGCTGTATATCCAGCAATAGCATTCGATACAGGAACTGGCACAGAACGTATGCGCATCACTTCTACGGGGAATATAGGAATAGGAACAACAACACCTCCTAATAAACTTACTATTTCAAACGGTGGAGCAGCTGGCTTTGAGTTTAATCCAATAACGGGAGATTTTTTTACTTTTAATCGACAAACAAGTGTATATACACCAATGGTTTTTTCTGCCATATCATATCTTTTTACTCAAGGAGCAGCAAAATTTTCAACGTTAGGGACTGGAATAGTCTACTCAAACGCTGGAACATTAACAAGTACTAACCCATCAGATGAAAGATTAAAAGACGAAATCACAGATTTAAGTTATGGTTTAAGTGAGATATTACAACTAAGACCTGTTACTTATAATTGGAAAAACGATACAATTGAACAAGGAAAACAATTTGGATTCATAGCTCAAGAAGTTCAAAAAGTAATGCCTGATTTAATCAAAGAATTTGAAACAAAAGACGGTGAAGAAGATGTAATCAGATTAGGACTTGACAAAGAAGCTATATTCGTAACTTTAATTAACGCAATTAAAGAACAGCAAAACTTAATACAATCATTAAACGAAAGGTTAACTATATTAGAAAATAAATAAAAATATGACAACATTTAATTGGACAATTTCATCAGTAGAAAGAGCTGTTAGCTTGAACGGATTACAAGATGTAATTAAAGTAGTTCACTGGAGATACAGAGGAACAAACGAAAGTGGAGTAACGGCAGAAACTTACGGTATGACCAATGTAGGAGATCCAAACCCTGAAGACTTCACTCCTTATGATGGCATTACTGAATCAGACGTGATAGGGTGGTTAGAAACGATATTAGGACATGTCCCTGTATTAGAAGAAGGTGAAGAAGTTAAACTTTCTCAGCTAGACCAAATGAAAAAAAATATAGAGAGTCAGATTGAGTTATTGGTAAACCCAGTAATGATAACTGGTCCGTTATTTACAGGAAACATTGTAATTACACCTTAAAAAAAATGATTATTTTTGTAAATAAAAAAATACTAATAAATAAAAAAATGAAGTATATAAATTACTTATTCGCATCCGTGTTATTAATGTTTGTTCCAATATATGGGTTGTTAATATCTGTAGGAGCTGCAATAGCTTTAGACACATTTACTGGAATATTTAAAAGCATTAAATTAGAAGGGTGGAAAAGTATAAGAAGTAGAAAGTTTTCAAATGTAATAAGTAAAATGACATTGTATGAAATATGTATAATATTATTATTTGTTATGGACCACTTTGTATTTAATGAATTTATCAAAAAGACTTTTGGATTTGAATATATGTTTACAAAAATATGTTCGATTCTTTTAATGTTTGTAGAACTAGTGTCTGTTAAAGAAAATATAGAGGAATCTTTTAAAATAGATATATGGGTACTTTTAAAAAAAGCATTTAATAGGGCAAAAGAAATCAAGTCAAGTGTTAACGAAATAACTAACTAAATGCAATTATCTAAAAACCTATCCCTATCAGAAATGATAAGAAGTGAATCTGCAAAAAGAAATGGTATAAATAATATGCCTACAGATGAACATACTGCTAACATGAAAAAATTAGCTATGAATATCTTTCAACCAATTAGAGAGCATTTTAACACGCCAATACGTATAAGTTCTGGATACAGAAGTTCTGCTTTAAACGCTTCTATCAAAGGAGCTAGTAAGACATCTCAACATTCAACTGGAGAGGCTATTGATATTGATATGGATGGAACTTCCATTACTAATTTAGAAGTTTTTAATTGGATAAAAAATAACCTTATATTTGATCAATTAATCTATGAGTTTGGCAATGATAAAAATCCAGATTGGGTTCATGTATCATACGAGTCAAATGGTAAACAACGTAAGCAAGTACTTAAAGCAACAAAAAAAAATGGCAAAACATCTTATATTAATTATTAGTGTATTTTTATTAGTTTCTTGCGGATCAAGAAAAGTAAGTATATCAAAAACAAACAATGAAATTAAAGTTGATAGCTCAGTTGTTGTGAAAACTGATGAAGTATATATTAAAGAAAATAATGTAGTTACAAGTTTTAACATTGAAGATATTGAATATAAACAAGCTGACACATCAAAAGCAATGGTCATAAATGGTGTTTCGTTTAAAAATGTAATAATAAAAAATAAAAAAAGCAACTTATATAAGGCAGACAAAACTAAAGAAACACACAAAATATCTTCTGTAAAAAAGTTAAACGTAAAAAGATTAGATGTTAAAAAGTCGTTAGTTAAGGTTACAGAGAAAAAAAATAACTACTTAATATTTCTTTGGTTATTACTGCCTGTAATTTTAATTTATTTATTATATAGATATAAATCAAAAATAAATGATTATATAAGTTTTTTTAAATAAAAAGATTATATTTGCATATTAATCTAATATAATTTTAATATGAAAAAAGAAAAAATCTCTGAGATGATCGAAAACAAAGTGACAGATCATCAGTTAAGTAAATTAAAAGCATTTGAAGAACAGTTTAAAAAAGGAACTGAAATCATTGGATCTTTAACAATTCAATACGAATTACAAAAAGAAAATGTAATGTCTCAAATTAAACAAGTTGAAACTGATTTTAACCTATTTAAATCAGATTTAAAAGAACAATATGGAGATATTAATATCGATACTTCAACTGGAGAATTTACCGTTTTAGAAAAGAAAGAATAATAAAAACAAGCCATCTCTTACAGGTGGCTTTTAAAATTTAATTAAATGCAAGAAATAAGAAAAGTCAGCATAGGAAATGACTATAAAAATTCTATGCACTATGTTCTTGGTCAATCTGTATTAGGTAATTATGTTATACATACTATGCAAAGAACTGAGACTGGTATTTTAATTTGGATTGAACTAGACAAAGTAGTTCTATGTTGGAAAGAAATAAACTATAATGTTCCAATGGTATTGGAGTTTAACATTAATTTTTAATGAAGTCTCCATTTAGCTTTATACTGTCTCCTATTGGAGAGCAATATAAAAACACGACTAAAGTATCTGGAGTTGATTTAGTAGTAAACACATCTTTAGATTTAGCTAAATACGTAAATAGAATAGCTCTTGTTATTGAATTGCCTATATATTATAACGGAAGTATTTCTGTTGGTGATGTAGTTGTTGTACATCATAATATATTTAGAACGTATCACGACATGAAGGGAAGGCAAACTAAATCACCAGAGTTTTTTAGAGGTGACTTATACATAGTTAATCCAGATAGAATTTATTTATATAAATCAAAAGGTATATGGAAATCTCATTTGAATTATTGTTTTGTAAAACCAATAGCTAAAATACAAAGTAGTGCAATATACTCTGTTGATAAAGAAGAAAAGCACATAGGTGTTATTGTATATCCAAGTAAAAAACAAGAAGACAATTTAAACTTAAAAAGTGGCTCCTTTGTTGCGTTCACTAAAAATAGCGAATACGAATTTGAAGTAGATGGAGAAAAGATATATAGGATGTATGATAGAGATGTCGTAATAGAATTAAATGAAATATGAAATACGATCACAACGAATTAAAAGAAAAAATTATAGACGCTGCTTACAAGTCTGTAATAGAATTGATTAAGGTTCTAGCTGACGAAATAATATCTGATGATTCTTTAGATGACATATCAGCTGATAAAATGAGGAATGCTGTTTTAGCAAAGAAGACAGCTTTAGATGATGCTTTTTATATTTTAACTAAAATAGAGAGCGAGAGAAATATGTTAGAAGGAAATCAAAAAGAAGAAGTAGATGAAGTCAAATTCCAGTCATTCGCAGAAAAAAGAAGTAAAGGAAGATCTTAGTATTTTTAAGGTAGTAAATAAAATAGATCTAAAAGATATAGATAGATTAAACAAGAAAAAAGAATGGAAGTATGGATATAATCCAGAATTCGATGTTGTTGTAATATCTAAAGATGGTACAATAGGAGAGATATATGACATTCAAGGATTTCATATAGCTCTTCCTTCATCTCCTAAAAATATATACAAAAGAGACAAAAAGAAAGAGGATCAGTATTGGTCTTGTTTTGAATACCCTAAAGAACTTCAAAAAATAACATCTGTGTTTCAGTGGAATGAACATAGTAATGAATTCAAAAACAAATATGTAGATTATATAGAAAGCGAATTCGATAGAAGAGATGAAGGGTTTTGGTTCTATAATAATGGAGTCCCTACATACTTAACTGGTACTCATTATATGTATTTACAGTGGACTAAGATAGATGTCGGCCATGCTGAGTTTAGAGAGGCTAATAGAATATTTTATATTTTTTGGGAGGGATGTGTTGCTGATGAAAGGAGTTATGGCATGTGCTATTTAAAAAATAGACGTTCTGGATTTTCCTTTATGTCTGCTGCTGAGTTAGTTAACACTGCTACACTTGCAAGAGATAGTAGACTTGGTATTTTATCAAAGACTGGTACAGATGCTAAGAAAATGTTCACTGATAAAGTAGTTCCTATATCTGGTAACTATCCATTTTTCTTTAAGCCAATTATGGACGGTATGGACAAGCCAAAGACAGAGTTAGCTTATAGAGTACCAGCTTCAAAAATAACAAAGAATAATATGTCTTCTTTAAAAGATGATATAGACGGATTAGACACTACTATCGACTGGAAGAATACATCTGACAATAGTTATGATGGGGAAAAATTAATGCGTCTTGTACACGATGAAAGTGGTAAGTGGGATGTTCCTAATAACATATTAAATAACTGGAGGGTTACTAAAACTTGTTTGCGTTTAGGTAGAAGGATAATTGGTAAATGTATGATGGGATCTACTTCAAACTCAATTGCTAAAGGAGGAGGTAATTACAAATCATTATACTATGATTCAGATGTTAATAAAAGAAACGCAAATGGTCAGACACTAACTGGACTGTATTCATTATTTATACCTATGGAATGGAATTTTGAGGGTTATATAGATATATATGGACATCCAGTATTTAGAAATCCAGAGAAACCGATTAGAGACGTTCAGGGAGGTTTTATTTACACAGGTGTTATAGATTACTGGGAAAACGAAGTTAACGCCTTAAAAAGCAATTCTGATGCCTTAAACGAGTTCTATAGACAATTTCCAAGAACAGAGAGTCACGCATTCAGAGACGAGGCTAAGAACTCTTTATTTGATTTATCTAAAATATACGAGCAAATAGATTATAATGATGGATTAGAAATAAACCAAATAGTAAACACTGGTAAGTTTATTTGGAAGAATGGTGTTAGGGATACAGAAGTAATATGGATACCAAGTAAAGATGGTAACTTTAAAATCACCTGGTTCCCAAATAAAGATATGACTAATAATATTGAGATTAAGAATGGAAGAAAATACCCAGCTAATACTCACATAGGAGCTTTTGGTTGCGACACATACGACATATCTGGAGTAGTTGGTGGTGGAGGATCTAAAGGTTCTTTACACGGATTGACAAAGTTTAATATGGAGGATGCCCCAAGTAATTTCTTTTTTCTTGAGTACATAGCTAGACCAAGAACGGCTGAAGAGTTTTATGAAGACTGTTTAATGGCTTGTGTATTTTATGGCATGCCTATATTAATTGAGAATAATAAAGTTGGTCAATTAAAGTATTTTTATAATAGAGGTTATGATAAGTACTGCATGAGAAGACCAGATAAACATAAAAATGATTTAAGTAGTTCTGAAAAAGAACTAGGAGGTATACCTTCTTCTATGCAAGTAATTGAGTTACACGCTAATGCGCTTGAGGCCTACATAAATCAATATGTTGGTGTAGACTATAGCGGTCAATTTAGAGAGGCTGGTAATGTTGGTAATATGTATTTTAATAGAACGCTATTAGACTGGGCAAATTACGATATATCAAACAGAACTAAATTTGATGCATCTATCAGTAGTGGTTTTGCAGTAATGGCGAATCAATCTTTTATTACTAAGCCCATTAGAAATAATAAAGAAATAATGTTTAATTTTGCAAGATATTCCAATAAAGGATTACAAAGCGAATTATTAAAATAATATGACTAAAGACTTTTCATTACCTAATGTTTATTTTCCAGATCAGTTGGCGGATGACACAACTAAATTAAGTGAAGAATATGGTAGAAATGTAGCTCATGCTATTCAATCAGAATGGTTTAGAAAAACAGCATCTAATGGATCTAGGTTTTACACTAATAGAGATCATTATCATAAGTTAAGATTATACGCAAAAGGAGAGCAGTCTGTTCAGAAATACAAGAAAGAAATGAGTGTCAATGGAGACATATCTTATCTTAATGTAGATTGGACTCCAGTGCCTATTATACCTAAGTTTGTAGATATAGTTGTAAACGGAATGTCTAGTAGACAATATGAAGTTAAAGCAGAAGCTATAGATAGTATGTCTTCAATTAAAAAAGGAGAGTACAAATTTCAATTAGAAAAAGCCGTATATGGGAAGAAGATTTTAAAAGATGCTAAAGAACTTTTAAAGTTAGATATGTATCCAATACCAGAAGAAGAAATGCCTGGAAATAAACAGGAATTAGATCTTCATATGGAATTCTATAAAGATGAGATAGAAGTTGTTGAGGAAAAAGCTATAGACAATGTTTTTAAACTAAACAATTACGACTTAATTAAAAGAAGGATTGATGAAGACGCAACAGTTCTTGGTGTTTCAGCAGCTAAACATTCTTTTGATACTCATAATGGAATATCTATAGAGTACTGTGATCCAGCAAATATGATTTGGTCTCCAACGGAAGACCCTACTTTTCAAGATTGCTATTACTTTGGAGAAGTAAAAAACGTTAACATTACAGAATTAAAAAAAATAAATCCTAGTTTAACTCAAGAAGATATAAAAGAAATATCAAAATTATCTTCTCAGTTTGACAACTATCAAAATGTCCAAGGGGGAAATAACGCAAACATATCTACCGAAGGTGTTTCATTATTATTCTTTGCATTTAAAACAGATACCAGTATTGTATACAAGAAAAAGAAAAACAATAATGGTGGTGAAAAAGTAATAAAAAGAGACGATTCTTTTCAAGGGCCAAAAGCAAATGACGCTCAATTTGAGAAATTATCAAAAAGAATAGACGTTTGGTTTGAAGGAGTTCTTGTTTTGGGAACTAACTACATATTGAAGTGGGATATAATGAAAAATATGGTTAGACCAAAGTCTTCTATATCTAAAGTTTATGCTCCCTATGTTGTTTCAGCTCCTAGAATGTATAGAGGATCTATTGACTCTTTAGTTAAAAGAATGATTCCTTTTGCAGATCAAATACAATTAACACATTTAAAGTTACAGCAAGTAATATCTAGTATGAAACCAGATGGTGTATACATAGATGTTGATGGATTAAACTCTATTAATCTTGGTAATGGAATGACATATACTCCAGAAGAGGCTTTAAATTTATATTTCCAAACTGGTAGTGTAATAGGTAGAAGCTCTACTGAAGACGGAGAGTTTAATAATGGTAAAATACCAGTTCAAGAATTAACTGCGTCTGGAGCAAATGGAAAGATACAATCTCTTATAGGAATGTATAATCAATACGTTGGTATGATTAGGGCAGTAACTGGATTGAACGAAGCTAGAGATGGTAGTATGCCAGATGAGAATAGTTTAGTTGGAACTCAAAAATTAGCTGCTTTAAATTCAAATACAGCTACAAGACACATTTTGCAAAGTGGTATTTTTACAACTAGAAGATTAGCTGAGTGTATTTGCTATAGAATGTCTGACGTGTTAGAGTATTCTGATATGAAAGAAGACTTTGCAAATATGATTGGAGGTAGTTCTATGGAGACTATAGAAAAAATAAAAGATCTTCACTTATACAATTTTGGTATTTACATAGAGTTAATGCCAGATGAAGAAGAGACAATGATGCTTAATCAGAATATACAAGCCGCACTTTCTGCTGGTAAGATAGATATTGATGATGCAATAGACATTAGAAACGTTAAGAATGTTAAAATAGCTTCTCAATTACTTAAGGTTAAGAAATTAAAGAAAGAGGAGAAAGACCAAGAAAATCAAAAGAAGAACTATGAGGCACAAGCACAAGCTCAAGCTCAGTTAGCTCAATCAACTTCTCAGTCTAAATTACAATTGATTCAAGCAGAATCTCAATCTGAAAGCCAGTTAGAACAATTGAAGCATCAGAACGAAATGGAAAAGATGCAAATCGAATTTCAATTGAAGTCTGAATTAATAAAACTAGAACAAGGTATTAAAGCCGATGTAAAAAAAGGTGAGTTAGTTTCTCTAGAAAGAAAGGAAAAAGACAGAGAAGACAGAAAAGATAAAAGGACTAAGTTACAAGCTACTCAGCAATCAAAAATGATTAATCAAAGAGCTAAAGACGAAGATGCAATAGACTTTGAAGATGATGAAGATGATGAAGATTTAATGGATATGGAAAGCTTGCTTGGTGATATTTAAAATATTCATAACTTTGCAAAAAATTTAATTTAATATTTAATATAATGGAAGGATTTACTTTTAAAGTATTAGGTGACGAACAAGAGTCACAAAAATCAACTGAAGAAATTGTTTTAGAAGAAACTGTTGATGAAGTTGTAAACGAAGAAGTGGTTAACGAAGAAGTTATCGAAGAAGTAATTGAAGAAGTTCCTTTAGATATTGATGATGCCAGAGTGTTAAGTTACTTAAAAGAAAGGTATCAAAAAGAATATACGTCACTAGACGAAGCTCTTACTCAAAAAGAAAAGGCTGAGTTACCAGAGGACATTAAAAAACTAATGGAGTTTGGTGTTGACAACTATTTAAAGATAAATAGGGATTGGAGTTCTGAAAATGACTCTACGATTCTTAAAGAATATTACAAACAAACAAAACCTCATCTTGATGATGAAGACATTGCATATCTATTAGAAGAAGAGTATTCTTATGATGAAGATATTGATGACGATAAAGAAATTAAGAAGAAAAAGGTTGCGTTAAAAGAAGAATTGTTTAGAGCTAAAGGTTATTTAAATGATTTGAAGGAACAATACAAGGTAGATCTAGGGTCTGGGTATACTGAAGTTTCTGAAGATTATAAAAAAGCTTTTAATTTCTATCAAGAATACACTGAGAGTTCAAAGAAAGATAATGAATCTGCTCAAAGAAAGACGGAAGTGTTTTTAGATAAAACCAATAGATTGTTTAATAGTGAATTCAAAGGTTTTGAGTTTAATCTAGGAGATAAGAAACAGGTTTTTAAACCTAGTGATGTGCTAGAAACTAAAAATGCCCAGTCAGATATTAGTAAAGTTATTGCGAAACACCTAGACGAAAACGGGTTTTTAAAAGACGAACACCAATATCATAAATCTTTAGCTATGTTTAGGGATCCAGATGGATTTGCTAAGTTCTTTTACGAGCAAGGCAAGTCAGACGCTACCGATAATGTTATAAAAGACGCTAAGAATATAAGCATGTCTGTAAGAGATAACAAGGATGTAAGTCAAAAAGGTGATGGACCTAAAATGAGATTGATTTCAAACGATGATTTTGAAAGTGGAATAAAAATAAGAAAAAGGAAATAATAATTAAAATAAAACAACAAACATGGCTCAAGCTGTAAATTTTTCAACTAATGCTATTACTGGTGCTGCTAACTTAACTCCAGCTCCAGTTAAAGCTACATTATCTACTAACTACGTAGGTACATTTGACTTTTTGTCACATGAATTACCAGATCTTTACGAAAAAGAATTCGAGAGATTTGGAAATCGTTCTATCGCTTCTTTCTTACGTCTAGTAGGTGCTGAAATGCCTTCTACATCTGACTTAATTAAATGGACAGAACAAGGTCGTCTTCACGTATTTGGAACTGCAACTAAAGCTAGTGCTTCTACTATTACTTTTACAGCTGCTCACTCTGTACGTTTAAACCAAACTATCGTAATTAATGATGGTGCTATTACTGTTAAAGCTTTAGTAACTGGTATTGATGTTGATGGTGTTACAATTACAGTTGCTCCTTATAGCGCTGCTGATTTAGCTGCTGTAAGTTCAGTTGCAAGTGCATTAAAAGTATTCGTTTATGGTTCTGAATTCAAAAAAGGAACTAACGGAATGTCTGGATCTTTAGAGGCTCAGTCTGACATCTTAGAAACTAACCCAATTATCATCAAAGATAAATACGAGGTTAATGGTTCTGATATGGCTCAAGTTGGTTGGATTGAAGTTTCAACTGAAAATGGTGCTTCTGGATACCTTTGGTATTTGAAATCTGAGCATGAAACTCGTTTACGTTTTGAAGATTACTTAGAAATGTCTATGGTAGAAGGAGAACCTGCTGTTGCTGGATCTGCTGTTGCTTCTGCTGGATACAAAGGAACTAAAGGTCTTTTCTATGAAATTGCAAATAGAGGAAATGTAGGATCTGGTGCTATTACTGAAAGAGTTGACTTAGAAAATATCATCAAGGTATTAGATAAAGAAGGAGCTATTCAAGAAAACGTATTGTTTGTAAACAGAAAAACATCTTTCGAGATTGACACTGTATTAGCTGCTCAAAATAACTTCGGTTCAAGCGGAGCTTCTTACGGATTGTTTGACAACGAACAAGACATGGCTTTAAATCTTGGATTCAAAGGATTTAACTTAGGTTACGATTTTTACAAAACAGATTGGAAATACCTTAACGATGCAACAACTAGAGGTTCTATCTCTGACATCGATGGTGTATTAGTTCCAGCTGGAACAATGACAATTTACGATCAAGTTCTTGGTAAAAACGCTAAACGTCCTTTCTTACATACTCGTTACAGAAAATCTGAAACAGAAGATAGAAAATACAAATCTTGGATCGTAGGATCTGCTGGTGGTGCTTCTAATTCTGAATTGGATGCTATGCAAGTTAACTTCTTATCTGAAAGAGCTTTGGTTGTTTTAGGTGCAAATAACTTCATGTTATTGAAATAGTTAATAACTTGTTTATTAATATCATTAAAGGTAGACTTCGGTTTACCTTTTTTGTTTGTATATTTGTAGTGTACTGTTGGTGCTTTACACTCTCTTTTTTTTAACCACTGAGGCTTTGGCTTTGGTGGTTTTTTGTTTATTAAAAATAAAGTTGTATATTTGCACTATGAAAAATACAAACATCAATATTCTACGTCACCCGCAACAAGATATTATCTTGGGTGGAACTAGTGTGTAGTATTGTAAAATAAAACATATTTAAAATTAGAGCCATCCATTTAGGGTGGCTTTTTTATTTCGCGTAGTGACAAAATTGGTTACGTGCCCGCCTTGGAAGCGGGAGATTGCAGGTTCGAGTCCTGCCTATGCGACAAAATACAATATGATGTAATGGTAGCATAACAGTTTTTGACACTGTCTGTCCAAGTTCGAGTCTTGGTATTGTAACAAATGGTGGTATTCGACTAACGGTTAAGTCGTCAGATTGTGTCTCTGAAAATGCGAGTTCGACTCTCGTGTATCACCCAAATTTCAATATAGTTTAATTGGATAAAACAATAGGCTACGAACCTATAGATAGGAGTTCAAGTCTTCTTATTGAAACAAAAACCAAAGTGACGTAAAAACGAATTGGAAGAGTGCCTAGTCTTAGAAACTAGAGTTTTATGGGTTCGAGTCCCATCTTTGGTACTTAAATATCTTGTTAAATTAATTTTGTAATTTTGCTTTTTTAATTTAATATAATATAATCATGGCAAGACCAGTAGCAAAGAAGGAAGTCCCTTCTAAAGAATTTGAATTTAAAGATAGAATTTATCTTTTAAAAGGTAACGCAACACCAATTACTTATATGTTGCGTTCTAAACACTCACAAAGCAAACCACTTCTTTATTTTGATTTAGAGACAAGAAGCAATAAAGCTTTAAGATGGAGCGATAACCAGTCATCTCCATTTGTTGATGAACAAGATGGTTATGCTATCTCAACTCCTATTATTTTTGAGAATGGTGTTTTACAAGTAAAAAAAGAACAAGTAGAGTTACAAAGATTTTTATCTGTTTATCATCCAGACAACCAGTCTATATACGTTGAGTTTGATGCAGAAGAAAAAGCAGCTGAAGAGTATGATGAATTAACATTTAAACTAGAGGCTCAGATAGCTGTTAAAGAAATGCCAATTGAAGACTTAGAGGCAATAGCAAGAGTTTTACTTAAAAGTAAAGTTGAGACGATGACATCTTCTGAATTAAGAAGAGACATGCTGATTTATGCTGGTAGAAATCCAAAGGAGTTTAATTCTTTAATGAATGATGATTCTGTTAAATTTAGAAACATAGCTATTAGAGCAGTACAGCTAGATATTATTAGATTAAGTACAGATGGACGTACTGTAAATTGGGGAGGAAAAGATGGTGGAAGAATTATTACTATCCCATTTGGTGAGAATGCTTATTCTGCATTAGCGTCATTTTTCTTAACTGATGAAGGAATGGATGTATTGTCTGATATTTCAAACAAGTTGTAGTGTTTTGTACATAATAACAATCAATTGCACTCTCGAAAGGGGGTGCTTTTTTTTTATTAACTTTGCACAAAATAGATATTATTATGATTAATGACGTAAGAAACATGGTTGACTTTGTGTTGAATAAAGAAAGCCGTGGATACATAACTCCATTACAGTTTAACACTTTTGCTAAACAAGCTCAACAGGAGGTAGTAGATGATTATTTTTATGATTACAACAAGAGTCTAGTTGGTAAGAACTCAAGAACAAATTACAAAGAGATAATCAAAAAAGCAAAGGAAGGAATGGATGTATTTGCAGTTCCTCCAACATCTCTTGTTTTTGATACAGTAACTGATTTATTTAAAGCTCCATCTGATTTATATACAGCTATAACATTGATGTATAATGATAAAGAAATTGAGGAGATACCAAGGGATAAATTAAGTTATTTTTTAACAAACACTTTAGTTGGTCCTAGTGTTTTTTATCCAGGATATATAAAATACAATAATAATTATAAAGTATACCCAGAAACAATAGAAACAAATGTTAAGTTAATGTACTTTAGAAATCCTAAAGACCCTAACTGGACATATGAAATGGTAGGAGGTAATCCATTATTCAATCAATCTAAACAAGGATTCCAAGATTTTGAAGTTGGTTTTGAAGATAAACTTAAACTAATTGTAAAAATACTAAAGTACTCTGGATTAAATATAAGAGAGGCTGATATTGTTGGAGCAGCTATAGCACTTGAAGACAAAGAAAACTTAAAATAAAAGTTAATAAGATATGGCTCAGATAACAGACTTTGAATATTATGAGAATAGTAATGTAAATCCATCTGATGAAAATTGGGGTGGTTATCAATATACACAATTAAAAGATATTATAAATAACTTTTATATGATGTATGTTGGAGATGATAAAATAATAAACGATTGTAAAAGATACGAAGTTGTTTTTCACGCAAAAAGAGGATTGCAAGAGTTAAATTATGATGTGGCAAAAGAAGTAAAGGCTTTAGAATTAGAGTTACCTACTAATTTACAATTACCAGTTCCAAAAGATTTTATAAATTATGTTAGAGTTAGTTGGGTTGATGACAATGGTAATTTTAGACCGATAATAAAGAATAATCAATCTGGAATAGTAAGCGCTTATCTTCAAGATAACGACTACAATATATTATTTGATAATAATGGAGATGCTTTACAAGGTACTTCTACTACAGAAATAAATAGCGCTAGTCCAAAAACCACTAAAGAAGATAGCAATGATCTTTTATATGGTGCTAGATTTGGCATGGATGGAAAAACAGCTAATCAAAACGGAACTTTTGTTTTAAATAAGAACTTAGGAGTTATGAGATTTAGCTCTGATCTTATGGGTAAAACAATTGTTGTTGAGTATTTATCAGATGGTCTTTCTGATTTATCCGAAGATGAGATAAAAGTAAATAAATTAGCAGAGAAGTTTTTATACCAATTTATAAAATACGAGATACTTACAAATAAGTTCGGAGTTCAAGAATATATAGTTCAAAGAGCTAGGAATGAATACAGAGCTATTAGAAACAATACCAAGATAAGAATGTCAAATATTCGTTACGATGAAATTTTACAATCTATGAGAGGTGCAAGCAATTGGATAAAATAATATGGAGTTAAAAAAAACTTTTGTAAATGGATTAATGAACAAAGATTTCGATGTTCGATTGATACCAGAAGGAGAATATATAGATGCTCAAAATATACTAGTTACAAACTCAAATGATTCTAGTGTTGGTCTTATTCAAAAAGCAAATGGATTTGATAAGTTAACGAATTTATCAATACCAACTGATGCAATAACTATTGGAAGCGTAACTGATGAAGGTAATGAATGTATATATTGGTTTGTAACTTCAAGTATTGGTAATTTCATATATGAATACGATATTTTAAATAACGAATCTACATCTGTTATATTAGCAGATAATAGATCTCCAGAAAATAATATTTTGAATTTCAATTCTGAATATAAAATCACTGGTGTTAATGTGATATATAATTCTTTTAACAAAGAAAAGTTATTGATATGGACAGACGACTTGAATCCTATAAGATGTATAAACATAAATAGATGCAAATCACTAGCTGTAAATGATTTTAATACGCAAGATATAAGTTTACATAAGAGAGCTCCTTTTGAAGCTCCTACGTGTACTCCTACGCAATTTGGAGACGGAACAGAAAGTAATATAAAAGAGAGGTTTCTTTCTTTTGGATATAGATATAAATATTTAGATGGAGAGTATAGCGCTTCGTCTTCATTTAGTAACCCTCAATTTTACCCATCTGATTTTTCATTTAATTTTTCTACACAAGAAAACAATGGAATGGTAAATTCGTTTAACGCTATAAACATAAAATTTAACACTGGAGATAAAAACGTTACCGATATACAGTTATTATTCAAAGAAAGTAATAGCAATAATATATACGTAATAGATAATTTTAATAAATCAAAAGAAGGTTACGGAAATAATTCTAATAAAACATTTTTGTTTTCAAATAACAAAATATACTCTATACTTCCAGAAGACGAAGTTAATAGACTATATGACAACGTACCTACATTAGCGAAATCACAAGAGTTTATTGGTAATAGATTAATATTTGGTAATTATACTGAAGGAAGGGATTTAATTGATTTAGATGGAAAGAAAATAGATGTTGATTTTGAATTAGGTTTTACTTCTCAACAATTTTCAGACATAGACTTGTCTTTTTCATTGTCAAATACTTTAACAGAAAACGATACGTTGAGTATAACTCTTGATGATTCACAATTAAAAAGTGGTAAAATAATAAATATATCATTTAGATCTAGTAGTTTAACTCCATTTTTTGGTAATTATTTATCTGATTTGTCTTTTTATTTAGATAAAGACTATGAAACAGCTTATGATTTATCTATATCAGAAGAGTTTATAAACTTCATAAATGTAGTTGCTACAAATCAATTTTCTAATTACGACTTTACTAATACCGTTCCGGTTGGTGATGTAGCTGTTTATTATCCATATGAAATAATAACTTCTGGTTATCCAAATATTTTAAAGATAAAGATACCATATATATCACATACTTCTGGAAATGAATATTATATAATAAAAGAAGATACTGTTAGTATTTATCTTTCAACTGGTAATGCTTTTTCTAGTTGTAAATCCAATAGGAGTTATGAAGCTGGTATTGTTTATCTAGATGATGATGGAAGATATTCTACTGTATTAACTAGTAAAAACAACACTTCTTTTATACCTATTGATAGTAGCTATACAAAGAATCAATTACAAATGCAAATAAATAGTAACCCACCTAAATGGGCTAATAGATATAAGGTATTTATAAAAGATAGTAAGTTAAATTACCAAACAATATATGGTGTATTTGCGTATAAAGAAGATTCATTTTTATGGATAAGACTTGAGGGTCAAGATAAACAAAAAGTAAGGGAAGGTGATTATATAATAGTTAAAAAAAATGTAAGTGGAATATCTGAATCTATAGAAAAAATACAGATATTAGAATACGCAACAAAAATAAAAGATTTTATAGAGGGAAACAAAAATCCTTCTGATGTAGATATAATAGAAAAAGAAGGAGTATATATAAAAGTAAAGGCAAATGGATCTTTAAACATAGATGGGGTAGAAAAAAACTTTTATGACTTAGTGAATCATGCTGAAAGTCATGGTGATTACTTTTTTTTAAATATAGGTCCATTTTCTAATAAAAACGCAGCTGGCGTTATAGAAGACATAAAGATAACTCCTGGTACGTTTATAGATATGTCTATAACTAGTATAAAATACGGTAAAGCTCCAGCAAATGAAGAGTTTAAAAAACAATTTGTTTCAAGTGATAGTTATGATACTTTTGAAGATTGGTTTGAAACAGAAGCAAATGGACTTGGTGTTTTTGAAGACTCATTACCTCATGAATTTGTAAGAGATAACGGTTTGCTATATTTAAAAGTAAAAAATATAGTTAATGGTAGTGGTCAAAGAAGTTCATTTATGGATTCAAAGGTTACTATAACTTCTGGAATAAGTCTTTTAATATTCGAGACAGATCCAGATGAAAATAATTCAGAGATATTTTTTGAGACTCAAGATACTTATTTAATACAAGATGGAAAACATTTATCTAGAGTTCAAAGTAATTCTTTAGATTCTAACCAAACTGCAATTTCTCCAGCTGTAATAAATATAGATTGGTTTAATTGTTTTTCTCAAGGAAATGGAGCTGAAAGTTACATAATTAAAGATTCTTTCAACAAGAATTTCTTATCGATGAATTCAAGACCAAATGCCGTACAATTAGATGGTTATAAAGAAGTAAGAAATATAGCTTCATTAACTTATAGTGGTGCATTTGACAAAACAACTAGCTACAACTCACTTAATGAATTTAATCTATCTAGAGGAAACTATAAAGATTTAGATGATAAATACGGTAGTATTCAAAAAATACACTCTAGGGATAATGATTTAATAATATTTCAAGAGGATAAGGTACATAGAGTTTTATATAATAAAAATGTTCTTTACGATGCAGTTGGTGGTGGTCAAATATCTTCTATTGAAGAAGTTCTTGGTCAAGAAGTTCCTTTTGCTGGTGAGTGGGGTATAAGTAAGAACCCAGAGAGCTTTGCTTATTATGCTAATTCATTGTATTTTACAGATACTAATAAAGGAGCTGTATTAAGATTAGGAGGAGATGGATTAGAGCCAATATCTAAATACAAAATGAAAGATTGGTTTAGAGATAACTTAAGAGATTATAAACTTAATTTTAAACCTGCTGGCTTTGATCCAGTTCGTGATGAGTATATATTATCTTTATCTAATGAAGAAAAAGAATATAAAAGTATGTTGCTATGTGGTCAACATATAGATTGGATAAACATAAAACCTAATTCATCTTATACATACGAAGTTGACTTAGGAGTTAATATAGGAACACATATATTTAATTATGTAATAGAAAGTGGAAGTGTATTTGATTTTGAGTTTACTACTAATGGAGTTACATCTATATTTAATGATAGAACTGGTACTGGTGGAATATCAATATCTAAAACATCTAGCCAAAATAAAGGAACGCTTATTATATATAATAGAGAGGTAAGTATAGGTGCTTTATCATTAACTAATAACTGTATTATAAATCCAGAATTAGAGGTCATAACATTGGTTGTAGGAGACGATACAGATACAGGATTGTCAATGACTAATAAATATTCTTGGACAAATTCAGCTACTGGAACTAGTGGGTTTTCATCAGCTTTAGATATATTCCCTTCTAATGGAATTGCTAGATTTGATTCAGACACTGGCTTTGAAGGAGAAAATGAAATACCATACAATAATTCAACTATAAGAGTTAGTTCGATTAAAGGTACTGGAACTTTTACTGGATGTAATAGAATAGGTTATGTCGTTTCCGATATGGCTTTAGATGCACAACAGATATTAGAATTTGCTACTTATCCTATAGTAACAGATAATGGTTCTGAAAATTATATTGATTTTGCATTTACTAGATCAAGTAATCAAATCTTACATTTAGTTTGGGATTATATAGATGTAAAAAATTGTGGAATAATTGCATATGAAATAGATTTATGTTATAGCGAAACTAGTATAGACCAAGCTTGTAAATGTTTATCTTTGCAAGATTACACAGAAACAGATTATTCAACAGATTATTTTATAAATTAAAAAAAATATGACAAAAGCAGAAGTACAAAGCTTAATAGATACTAATCTAGAAAGCGCAACAAATATAACGGCTCTTAAACATAGAGCTGTAGAGACAGCTATATTGAACTTTATATCTGATTCATCTCCATTGCTAAAGGGAACTTATTTTATAGGTAATTTGACTTCAACTGATATGTTAAAAACTATAACTTTTAGTAGTGTAGGTACATCTGACTATATAGTTACTGGATCACTAGTTGGAGCGTCTGCTGATTACAATGCAGATAATGATGTAATGTGGTCTATTAGGGAAAAAACGGCAACAGGTTTTAAATTAGCTCTTAGAGAAGTTGCTGGTATAGATCAAAATTTAAGTTTTGATTATGTGTTATTTAAAAAATAAATAAATGATATTTTATATAGATTCAATAGATTTTAATACAGCTACTTCTGTATACGAAGACGCAGGATTTTTAAGAAAGGCTCCAGATGGATACTATTCTATTTCTGGAATATACAGAAGACAAGTTTTTGGTAAATTAACAAATATTGAGACTTGTCCAATAACAGTTACTTCAAGTCCAGTTACTTTTTTAACAAATGAAGATGTAAATGTAAATGTAAGTTTAATTGGTGCTAGCGACTTAGCTAATCCTAATTACGTAATAACTTCACTTCCGAACACATTGCAAGGAGATATATATGACTTAGGAACTTCTTTAAAGATAAGTTCTGTTCCATATACTCTTTCGTCATTTGGAAATGTAATTACATTTAAACCTTTTTTAAATTACTATGGATCTGTTAGTCCGTTTAATTTTAAATTAATTTCAAATGGAAACGAAAGTAATATTTCAACTGTATCTGGTACTGTAATAGCTATATCAGACGCTCCTATATTTAATCAAATAGCTCCTCCATTTACTGGATCTCCAGGAGATATATATACTTACACAGGAACCGTATCTGATCCAGATGCACCTTCTGATATATTGATTGTTTCTATAGCTTCTAATTCATCATTACCACCTAGTTGGACTCTTGTTCAAACTCCTGGAACTAATACGTTTACAATATCTGGTCCAGTACCAGCTGGAGCTAACTATTCGGTTATATTACAGGTTAATGATTTAGATACTCCTTCAAACGCTACTCAACAAGTATTATTTGTAAACTCTATATTTGCCACTTTGGTTAGTATGGAATTTAAACTTAATTACTTTGGAACAGCTATGACTAGTGGAGGGACTGGAAGCTCTCCAAAAACAACTTCTCCTATAGTATTAAGCAATTGGCCAACTGGATATCAAACTGGTCATATTTGCAATAGAGCTCAGTTTAATTTAGTTGCTGGTGTTTTTGCTAATTTAAATGGTGGAAAATGGATATGGAGAGATTTAGGTAAGGGAAGTTTAAATAATAATGGATCAGGTTTTGATACATATAATGTTTTTGATAGTAACATAGATGAATTAGCGTTAATACCATTTATTTCAAATGGATATACAATACCAATCTCTTATGTGAATATAGCTGCTGGTTATCAAACTGATTTATTAAATTATCCAAATAAAATATTTGTAGATGGAGATCCTCAAACTTATTATAATTCAAGTAATTTTGTTGCGACTCCATATAACAGAGTAAGTTATTTTGACATATCTCAATTAGAAGCTACTGAGCTATCTAACAGTTCTAACTGGATCGGTTCTCAAAATAGGGGTGTTATTAAATTCAAATTAGTACCTAATTCATATAATCTTGATGGTTCTGCAAATTATCACTCTGATTCTAGTTGGATGCAAGTTTTTAAACGAAATTCTACAGGAACTAATCAAGAGGAAGTTTTAAATCCATCAACTAATCAGAGTTTCTTATTGACTTCAAGCGTAGTTATAACTGTGGATATAATAAATAATACTGTAACTGTAGGAACATCTTAATAATTAAAAAAAAAACAAATGTCAAGTACTATATCTTTTGATGAAAAAAATAATGGATGGACAACATTCTGGTCTTATAGTCCAGAATGGATGTCTAGACTTGGTAATAGTTTCTATTCTTTTAAGTGTGGTCAACTTTTTAAACACCACTCAGAAACATCTCCTAAGAATTACTTTTACAATAGCACTGGCTCTTTAGTAAATCACGATTCATATATTGAGTTTGCATTTAATCAAGATCCTAGTGATGTAAAACATTTTAAAACCATATCATTAGAATCTAGTGATAAAAACTGGAATTTAGAAGTAGTAAGTAATTTAGACTCTGGATATATAAACAGTTCTCAATTTGAGATTAGAGAAGGAGAAAGCTATGGATACATAAGAAGAAATGGAGATGATTTATTAGACTTCTCTCACTTGTCTATTCAAGGTTTAGGAACACCAACATCAAGGAGTGGTAATACATATACATTTACTTCATTACCATCTTTCTTATCTGAGGAAGATTGTTTATATTTTGTAAAACCTAGTGATGGTACAAACGTAAAAGTTGGTAGATTAGTTTCCTTTGATGGATACCAATTAACAACAGTAACTCCATCTCCTCCAGTAACCATAGAGAATAATGCATTTTATTTTATAGCTAAAAATTCAGAGGCCGAAAGTTTTGGTGTCAAAGGTTATTTTGCAAAAGTGAAATTGACTTCTACTGGTATTGGAACAAAACAAGATATATTCTCTGTAAACGCAGAAGTGTTTAAATCCTACAAATAGGTATTAAAGAAAAGTTATATAGGGTATTAAACAAATCTTTGATAGGGTATTAAAGAAAAGTTTAAAGATAATACTAATATATATATATAAATATATATAATTAAGTATCTTTGCATAAATCAAATACAATGGAATTTAGATACATAGAAAAATTAGACTACGAAACGCTAGTTGAATGGTGGAGTTTTTGGAAATTCCCAGCTCCTCCTTTAGAAATGTTACCTGACTCTGGTGTGATTGTGAACAAAGATGGTGTTGATATATGTGCTGGTTTTATATATTTTACAAATAGTGAGACTTGTTGGATTGAGTTTATCGTTTCAAATCCAAATGTAAGGCATAAAGAAGACCGTAGAGACGCGATAACTAATGTAATAGACATTTTATGCTCTATAGGTAAAAACAACGGTTATACGATAGCTTATGCGTCTTTAAAAAACGAGGGGCTACAAAACAAGTATTTGGAGTGTGGTTTTTCAGAGGGAAGTAAAAATTGTAACGAATATATAAAAAGATTATAATATGGCAGCAATTACGAGTGCAGCTATAGCTGTAGCTGGAGGAGCTTATCAAGCTATCAGTTCTGCTAAACAAGCTAGTGAAGCTAAAAGTGCTTTAGAGAATTTAAAGATACCAGAGCCTACTAACATAGCTGAAGGGTTACAGGTTAGTACTATGGGTGCTGATTTACAAAGAGAAGAACTTGGTAGACAATTTTCTACTGGTGTAGATGCTTTGAGAAGTGGAGGTATAAGAGGTATAGTAGGTGGTCTTAGTGGTTTAAATGCACAACAAAACGTTGCTAATAGACAAATAGGAGCTGACTTAGATATGCAACAAAAACAAATAGACCAGATAAGAGCTCAAGATGAAGCTAGAATTCAAGGTGTAAAAGAACAAAGATACCAAGCCGATGTTGCCGCTTTATCTTCGCAGTATAATGCTGGAAAAGAAGGTGTAATGCAAGGTGTTTCTGGTATGGCTCAAGGTGTTGCTAGTGGTGCTCAAATGATGCAAAGTCAAGCTAACTTTGATAAATCCCTAGATAAGGGTTTGTTATTAAACAATAAAGGATAATATATGGCAATAGGTAAAGCGGGTGCTTTTGCTACAGTTACTGCACCAAATGTAGATTTTGGTAAGATAGCTTTAAACGCTCAACAAGCTCAACAAGCAGACTTTGAGATGATTAAAAGCATGATTCCAAAACCAGAAAAAAAAGAGGAATTAAAGTTAGAAAAGTTTGACGCTGATGTTCAAAAAACTGGTAACGGTGGATATGACGAATCTATAACTAAATATGTTGACGATGCTTTAACTGAAAATCTTGAGATAGATAAAGAAGCTGAAAGATTGGGTAGATATACACCAGAGTTATTAAATAGAAAACAAAAGTTA